GGGTACTGTGGTGAACCTATTACCTCGAACCCGTTTGGGTTCCGACCAGTCCTCACAATAGCCTTTAAAGCTATAACCGATGCCCTGACGTTTATGACGTACAGAGCGAGCCCAGGCAGTTTGTTCCCAATCAGGAATAAACGGCCAGGCCTCGGGTGTGAGAACAGGGAGGTTGGAGTTTTTGTCAGCTATCAAGTTGACAGGTCTCCGTTCGCTGAACGTGGCCCCAGGTCCAAAACGCACATCACTAAGCTCCGCGAAGTCCGGGAGTTTACCGAGGCACCAAGCAATCTCTTTTCGCACATCCATGAAGAATTCATGAATGCGTAAATCCGGAGGGGTCATAAGACCTTTATCCAGAAGAAGATTGTTGATGCGTCGGTTAGTGACATAATTCGCCGTTTCACAACGGTAGAACTCGTCTTGGGCCATTTTCTCTAAAGGCAAGCCTGTATTCAAAGTAGGGATTTTCCGAAGAAGATCCTTAAGTTGGGCATGCTGCCAATAGGACTCGGGGTCGGTGAAGTCACCTGGCGCGATTTTGACTTGGTCAAACGCGAGCCAGTCCCTCTTTTCTATGGCGTGAGCCATTTGAAGAGAGAGAGTGGTGTTCAGGTCGCGCGCAAGGCGTGCAACCAGGGTATAGAGTTGCTCCATACTCTGCTCCTACTACGTTGTGGTGGACCCGGCTACAGAACTGTTAGGTTAAGTAGCCGAGAAACCGTTGATAAGCATATCCTTGAACAAAGTCGAGCCGATTAGGGACTGCACATAGGCAGCGTAATCGGCGGCGAAAGAGTCAGGGGCGTTATCAGGCTTCGTAGCGGTGAAATTGAACGGAATACTGCCAGCAACCGTCACCTTGCTCGTCACTGCATCAGTGACGAACAGGGGGACGGTGATGACACCGATCAATTTCTGAGCTGAACGATCAGCGTTTCGCCGATGCGACACGGTCATACTGGGTTGAGCAGCAGGAACCGGTGCGACCGACTGGGCTCGCCAGAGTGCCGGAGTATCTCCGGACGCTGGAACGAGACCTTTGAAGACAGTGTTAACTGCAGCTGCGTTTTTTGCTGTGATATCAGCGAGTTGGGGCATATTTGCTCCGATTGGTTGGTTATTTTGGCAAGCGCCATTTTGGGCCCTTTGTCATTGGCCGAACCTTCGGGGGATCCTTTGGGGGATCCTGAAGTTTCTGCT